CCGCTGGGGGCAACACCCGCATCTTGTTAGGTTTCGATGTGCTCGGGGGGGTTTGAACCAGACTGGAATCTGGACGAGTTTTCCTTCTCGCGCGGGGGCCTATCATGGCCCGAGAAGACGGGCCTGTACGTCCGCAGGTGGGAGTCTGCCGCGAGTGACCTCTGCGGCAAGACTGAGATGTCCTGAATGAGTGGCGCGTGTGGTGGCTACAAATTTCCCTGTGTGGTGGGCTGCCAGTTCTCGCTCTGTCGGGGGTCGTACCAGGCCTTCTGGGGGTTGGAGGGCCGCGGGGTTGGTGACGCCGTCGAAGAAGTCGAAGGCGGCGAAACGCGTGTCGTGAGTGAAGCCCATGGCCGCCCATGCGCCCGGTGGGGCGTCGTTCTTTATGCGGTAGTTCCAGACGAACTTTGCATAGAACCGGCAGAACTGGCGGAGTGTGCAGTGTGCTTTGAGGGCGGAAGCCAGATCTCTCAGGGCCAAGGCGGTGTGTGCAGCGACTGGCCCATGGAGTGCAGTCAGAGAGGAAGCATGGGAGTCTGAACACGCGAGTGCCAGCTGTAGGGCGGCAGCAAAGAAGTTATTCTCGGGTAGGCCCAGAGCCACCCATTTGACCTTGACCGCCTTGACTTGGTCACGTGAGGCCACGGCGTCAGAGGTGGCCTCGTACTTGAAGTCTTTCATGAATTCCTTGCTGGGCGGGCCAAGCTCGTCATCAATAACTTGGCTGTCCTCGCTTTTCTTCAAGTCTTCCGACATGATTTCGAAAGAAATGGGAACTTAACCCCTGTAGTAAGGCATGAGCTGCCGGGCTATGGTCACAGGCTCTGACTATGATATTGTGGCCAGTAATCTCAATGGAGCACGGTTCACTGGGTTGCAGAGCAGAGAGGACAAGCACAAGGGTGGCGAGGCCTAGTACCGCGCAGCAGGAGAGCTCCAGTAATGAGGATGACTGTGAGGAAGGGCCAGAAGCTGTGGTAGGCTGAAGGGCCGCCAGGACTGTTGTAGATGATACGCTTGGTCCCGTCAGAGTAGCGGCCGCCGTGGGGAAGGTGGTGGAGATTGTCACCCACGTGGGGTAAGTTAGACCTGGTAATAAAGTGAATGGTGACGGCGATAGACAATCCTATGGCGACAGCAACAAGGGGTTTCGTAAAGTCCGGAGGGGCTTGCAGCCTCATCCCTCGAGGATGAGAAGTTGTTGTGAGTGTCGGCTGCAAGCAATGTAGCGGTTGACGGGGTCTGCTTCTTCAAGGGGTACAGTGGAAACTGCTGTCACGACCTCACAAGTCAAGCCTAGGGCCTGGCAGGGAGTGATAAACTGTGCGGAGTGTGCTTCCAAAAGTTCGGCAGCGTCGTCGTCAACTGCGATGACGGTCCCAACGAGCTCCGATTCGTAAAGGCCCGACCTCAAAACCTTGTCCTCCTTGTCAGCGGAGCAGTTAATGTTCCATGACTTGAGGAGCTCGCAAGTGGACTTGCCGAATCTGTGAGTGCGTCGGCCTATGAAATGGGCGGGGAACGTGGTGCCACGGTGCTGGAGTGGGTCAGCGAGTAGGATTTTAGCACCCGTGATGTCTGCGACTGCGGGGTACTCGTCTACTATGTCTGCACGGCCCTGAGGTCTGAGTATGCCCACTCCCTCAAGATTTGGTGGGTCCGGCTGGCCGCCGGTGACGGCTTTCAGTTGTGGGGCTCGGCGGATCCAAGAGCGGACGAGTGTAGTTTTGCCGGCACCTGCAACGGTGTGGATGACAATGGGCTCTTGGATTGGTAATGGAGTTCTTTCGTACAGCTTGTGTAGGTCACCTAGGTAGAATTCCATCAAAGCCTGAGGTAACCTAACCCCTGTTCTAGAGGTTTTGTATTATTTCATTACAGCCCATGAGATGCAGATCACGGACTGTAGCCTGGTGGAAGCTAGCCTGCTCTTCTGTGAGGACCTCATGCAGTTCATCCCCAAGTTTGTATGCGTGGCGCAGGTCATGAGCATAAGCCACTCGCACGGCTGGTACCCGATCGGTGCCTTTGGCCAGACAAAGGCCAGCGTACAGTTTCTTGGGGTCCTTGATGATACCTTTTGGTGTGAGGGTCCACCCACAGAAAGTGGCGAAATCTCCCGGCTTCTGGGTGTGACACACTTCTTTGGACGTGAGTGTGAGGCGGTGTTCAATCAGCCGGAAAGAATCTTTGGGAATGGGCCTGTCATCTTGGGCCATGTCGTCTCCCGCATATAGCTGGGATGTATTCGGGGAGACGTGGTACTTGGTGTGGTGGTATGCGATGGCGCACTCCGTGTTTGCATCGAATGTGGGGCCCTCCCCACTGAGTCGCATAATGGCCACAGTTCCCAGAAATATGTGCGCATTTGTTTTGAGTTGAATATATCCCTCGATGATGTCCTCGGGGATATTATGGAACTTGGCTTTGGTGACTTCGAACTGTAGCATGGCCCCATCTTGTGATTGGTCAAAGGCAGTGAAGTCGTTTGAATGCCCAGGCCTGCCAAAATTCCAACGCTCCTTAACCCACTCATTAAGGTCCTCTGGGGTGTTCTCGCACGTGATGAAGATGTTCTCGGGCTGGAAGGAGGCCCGTATCCGGCGCATATAGCGGGCCATAGTCCCGTATATCATCACTGTTTGTTGCATAAATGAGGCTATGGTTTGTCCCGGCTTGACTTTGAGGGCTCCAATCTTCTCCGTTTTGGTCACCCACTGAGACTTCAGAAACAGTGCTATCTTGTCTTTCGGGAAGTCCGGGGATTGTCTGGGCATGCCGTTGATAAGGGCTGCGATAGGCTTAGAGAGGTACCTCT